CGCCGAGACGGTCTTTACCGACTGCTGTTCCGAGCGGTCGGCTCGTCATACTAGCGGATGCGTAATAGGCTTTCGCCGCATAAACGGGTTCATACGCGATTGCGCCCTGCTGAGTGCCAGGTGCAGGCGATACGTTGTAGGCGACAGTCACGCCGGGATTTTGATAATCCGGCATGTCAGGGAGCCAAGGACCAAAGGTGCTATCAAGCAGCATACGGGTTGCCTCCATTGAGGATCACCGTGTTGCCGCCCTGAGTGCGCGTCTTGTGATCGAGTGCTACCAGTGCAAGCGCTTCTTCAAGCGACTGCTTTTCGCCCGCTTCTGCCTGCGGGTTTTGACGCCAGCGATAAGCGCGTGCCAATGCAGAGTGCAGATAGACAGCCGGGAATTTCGTAAGCAGCCAGTTCGTACTTACCGTGTCGGATAGCGCTGCTGGACGTGCAAAGTATGTGAGTTGCACGGAGCGTGGCGCAGCCTGTGCAGGGACAATAACGAGGCTGTCACCGGACTGGAAATAGCCGATCTCGCCCGCATAAAGTTCTGCCCCATAAACGGAAACCAGTTTCGCGATCACGCCATCAACGCGGATCGCGCGGATTTCATTGCAGTTATCAGGGATGGCAACCGCATTATCAGCGGATGTCAGTGTGACTGTGGTTTCAGCTTTGAAATGCTTGAGGCGCGGAAAAACGTCGCCCTCTGCAAGCGCAATGAATGTGCTGATCGGGTCGCTTGTAGCGATCTCCGGGGAGAAGTCTACGATAGCGGCCTGTAGTTCGTCGTAATTTGAAAGTGCCATCGTTACACCTTCAAATTGTTCGTGCGGAATTTGCTGAAATCGCTGTCGTTAAGACGACGCGCAAATGCGGTCGGATCGTCAACAATTCCCTCGTCAGACCACTTGTTGAGAAGACCAACCGGAATGCTCGCAACACGCACCATGTCACCGAGACCACCGGAGCGTGAGAAACTATTTGCTGCTGCCTTGTTGGCCTCGATCAGCGCATCAACATGCCACTCTGTTGTGGTGTACATGCGATCACCTTCGCGGGTGATCCAGACGGTTTTATCCGGGCCTGTGTAATACAGGAAAGTGCCATGGGTGATGAGATCACCAGCGGTGAATTCGTTGTAATCCAATGTTCGCCTCGTATTTTTATTGTTATTGGCGATAGGAAAATGGGGGCGCTTTGGCCCCCATTCTGTAGTTCGATTAGGCCGCTGTTACGTCAGCGATCTTGCCGTTACCGGCTTCGTTCAGGCATTCCAGTGTCAGTTCTGTTACCAACTGGAACTTCTCAGCATCACCAGTCTTCGCAAGTTCTGTCTTCTCAACGCCACGCAGAACAGCAACATTCCAAAGCGCTTTATCGAACGCGATGACGGTTGTTTCGCTCATGTAGCGGTGTGGAATGATTGTGTGTGTACCGAAGTTGGAAACGTAAACGTCTGCGCCAGCGTAGATCGTCTTGTCCTTGACTTCGTGGTACTTGGTTGCATTGCCGTTGAATTCGGAGATAGCAACCTTGAGGTCACCCGGAGCAAGAACCAAGCGAGGGTCACCACCGGACTTCCAAACATTCTGTAGCATGTCCTTGAACATCGCTTCTGTGAGAACGCGGGATGTACCAGCAGTCACAGCGCCGATCAGACCGTTGGAGAAACCAGCAGTCGAGCCGGATGCGCCGTGGAAAGCGTTGGTCTTGATGGAAGCCTCTGCACCACCAAGCTTACGAGCGCCAGTAGCAACCGAAGCGTTGGACGAAACGAGAGCAGCCTCGATATCGCGGTTCAGTTCCAGACCCTTCTTAGCGATCTGACGAGCCTTTTCGTTCTTCGTACCGGCTAGATCAACTGCCTGCACTGTGCCGGCGATAGCGCCGTCCTTAGTGAAGATCTGTGTCCAGTTACCAGTGCGAACAGGACCGGAAAGCGCAACAAGAGCAGCGTCAGCACCTTCAGCGGAAGCGTTGTTCTTGTTTGGTGTGTCCAGTTCGTCGCTCAGGGTCTCGTGGTAAGTACCCTTTGCCTTTGTCTTACCAATTTCCGTGCGGAATGGTGTTTCTTCCGGCGAAATCATGCTGATGAAATTGCCGAGATCTTCGCGTGCGTGCGAAACGTCTGTGGTCTTCAATGTGGCCATTTTTGGCTTCTCCTTAGAGTAGTTTGCTGATTACGCTAACGGCGTCGTTGAAATCACCGCTGCGCTTGTATTTGCGAACATCATCGGAGAAGGCATTGCTTGGCTGCTTCTGCGTCTTTGTGGAATTGCCGGGCGCTGTTAGCGGCGGTTTCTTGTCAAAATGCGGAACGACCTTAGCAACATGCTTTGCGCGCTGTTCTGCTTGGAACAAACGATACATTGCACGGAAGTGACGCGGATCATCGATCATGTTGACTTCATCCGGGCTGTAACCCAAGTCATTGATCATGAACTTACCGACTTCAATCAACAGGCCATCACCTGTTTTTCCGTCTGCAAATTCTGGATGCCATTCGTTCAATTGTGACCGAGCCTCAACCTGTCTCAGTGCCAATTGTTCGGCGTCTTTCTTTGCCTTCTCAGCAAGCAAGCCAGCGTGTTCATTTCGAAGATGATGGATTACGCTCTGCTGACGTTCAAATTTTTGTCTCTTTAGAAGATACTCGTGCGGATCATCCTGTAGAAGTTGATCGGTTGGGGCATCTGCTAGTTCGACCGCTTGGCTGATTTGGAGAGCCATAAGCTCTACAGCCTGCAAGTTTTCTGCACGAACCTGATTCAAGTCCTTTTGCTGCAATTGATACGTCTTCAAGTGCTGCTTGAGTTCCTGTGTCTTGCGCGTGTAGTCGGACTGACGCATGTAGCCTTCACGAACTTCCTTAAGCGTGCGCTTTTCACCCTGTACGTCTACGAGTGTTTCGTCGCTTAGATCAGTCGCTTCCGGTTCAGTTGTTTCGTCCTGCGTTTCGGCTGTGTCGCTTTCGACGGATTCGGAGTCTTGTTCGGATTGTTCCTCAACCTCTGTTGCTTCATCAACTTCGACGTTTGAAACTTCTTCGGTTTCGTTATCAGCATCTACTTGTTCGGTTGTTCCGGTTTCGGAGTCCAAAAGTGTTTCGATGTGTGTTGCCGCGTCGTTTACGGTCAAACCAGTTCCCTGTTCGGGATTGTTGGTCGATTCCATTATTATTCTCTCGCGTTGATCGGATATCGTATTTACTTCCGAGCGAGAATTTGAAGCGGATTAGGTGTCCGCGATGTTCGCCGCGTTATGCTGCTCAACAGCAGCATCGCGAATATACGTGACGATCTTTCCGTAAAATCGGTTCAGGCCAGTCATCGTGCTTTTCAATTCAGCAAGGCGTTGCGTGTCGATCTCTGCTGTGGTTGCCCATTCGTCGAACGTGTCACGCTTAACCTGTTCAAGCAGTTCCTTGAACTCTGGCATGTCCAGAATCTGTTTAGCGCGTGCGCCGCGTGCGATGATTTCTTGGTCCATTCATTACTCCTGCGGCGCTGGCTGTGCTGGCTGCTGTGGCTGCTGCATCGCTGCTAGGTGGCCCATTGCTTGATTCTGGGCTTCTTGCTGCGACAGGGCCAAATCAACGTCGTTGCGGCGCATTGCCTGCTCTGCGTTAATACGTGCGATCTCGATATCTACGCCGTACTTGCCGTTAATCTCGGCCTCTTTGATACGTAGGTTCTGCGCCAACTCGTCACGGCGGAAATCATCATCGACCTTGAGTTTTGCTAGAGCCAGGTCGTGCTTGCGGTCGGCGTCCTGCTTCTGCATTTCCAACTGCTGTTGCGCGATCTGCGATTGGATAGCGATAGGATCAGGCGGCTGCGGAGCTGGTGGCTGTGGAGGCTGCTTTGACGGATCGAGGTAGAAGTCGTTGACGTTCGTAAAGCCTGCGTTCTCCGTGATCTTGATCAGCGTATTGTAGATTTGCTGCGGGCCGGTTAGGCCCATGCCTTGCGCCTGCTGTTGTTGCAGCAGAATGTTCTGCAGCGCGACCGCGTTGAAATCCTTGTTCATGACGCCGAATGCGACATTGGCGGTCACGTCCATGTCTGCATCCCAATCATCGATCTGGATTGGCGTGTACTTGTCCGTAAGACGGGTAATGTAAGCCTGCGCCTCTTCCGGGTTCGTCACGAAGGCATCAACGATGACCTTCATCAGATACGAGTAGCCAGTTTCAGCGAACCAACGGCAGATCGTTTCCATGATGGTCATGCCCGCGTTTTTACGTTGGCTTGCGCCGGTTGCAGTTTCCGCAACGATATCGCCGGTCTCCAAGCCCATCATGTTGGGGCCTGCGCCGGTCGAGTATTCTAGTCGGTTCTGCATAGCGTCGATGATGCCCATCGCGTTGCCGCCGGTGAATTGCTGCTGATTATAGGTAATGCCGCCATTGGGATCAGCTGAGCGAACCACAGCACCCGGATAAAGGTTCAACACGTCATCGACGTTGGTAACCTCTGGATTGATAACCTTGATCGGATTGGAGTGCGCAGCGAGGTTGTCGAAGACGAAACGCATCTGCTTGCTCAGGAAATTATGCTCCTGACCGATGCGATCCACCATGCTCTGACCGAAAAGCGTGTTCGGGATCGGGAACGGCACAAACGGCGCATAAGGATAGAATTTGCTGACTTCCTGCTTTTCCAGCAGGATCGGATTGCTTTCAAGATCGCCGGCCAGCGTGAAACGGTAGTGGCGCGAGCGCTCGCCGTCGATGTTCATCTTCGTGTAGATCTCATACACGGTCACATCGTCGGTTACGTCATTGGTGCCGTCATCGTAATCCGTGACTTTGCTGCGCTGTAGGCTTATGCCCTCGTCTTTCTCCACAGCCATCGGGATTTTCGCAATCTTCGCCTCGTCAAAGCCCTGCTCGATCAGATCGTCACGACTGATGATCCGACGATGGCCTTGAAGCTTTGCAGCAATGCCTCCAGTCTTCTGGCAAATGCGCGCATCCTTGGAGACGATGAAGTCTTCGACTGGTAGGTTATCGATGCAGAGGTCAGGCGTGCGCTTGATGCGACGGATTTTGATGTCGCGAACCTTTGGCAGCATGGCCTTTGCGATCTCGGCCATCTCCGGGGGCGTACCTGGGGGAAGCGGAGGCATTTCGGCGTCATAGGGTTCGCCGCTCTCAACTACCTTGATCTTTCCGGCCTTCTCCTGCTCGTAAAACGAAACAAGTGCTTCGTCGGTCAGACCCTTGATCATCTGTGGAAGGCTTTCTTCCTCGATCGAGGTCATGCGAACGGTTGCGAAAGAAACGCCGGTCATAAAGCCGTTCTTGAGCCATTGCAGCAAAAGAGCGCCGTGCTTGTTTCGGTCCCGAAGCAGATTGTTCAAAACAGTGGTCATCTGCTCTGCGATCGCTACATCGCGTGGGTCGGTCGTGTTGGGCTGAAAGCTGACCGGATAACGCATGGACATGAACACACGGAACACGTTCGCAACTGACCAATCCACGTTGGTCGTGATTTCCGGACCCACATATTTTGAGCGGCCCTTGATTTTGTCGTCGTTGTCGAATGCCTCGCGCTGATAGCGGCGTAGCGCTTCCTCGAAATTATTGGCTATATTCTGTGCTGAAACACCAACCGCATCTTGTGCCATCACGGCAAGTTTCTTGGCGATATCGGCGTCCTTAACAGACGTCTTCTTTGTCTCTTTTGCCATGAGCCCTTTCGCAGCGGTTGGTTCCGCCGTCTTGTTGAGGGGTGGGATG